CGATCTAAAAAGAGTCCCGACTCTTCTTCTCAAAAATTAAAATAATTCCTAATAAGTTGTCTTTGCTTTTTGTCAACAAATATGATATAAAATATTTTATTTGGCAAAAGGCTCGCGAATGAGTTCGTATGAATCTGGCAATTATTCATTAGGGTACATTGATCCTTCCGATGTTCAGGCTAAAGATTTAAAGCAGATGCAGGATTGGTTCTATCAGTCCAATTATCCAACAAATTCTTGTTATTGGCTTCAGGGAGCTATTGACAAGCGTTTTAAAGTGGGCGATCAGCAGCTTTATAATCAAGTCTATGGCCAAAATTCTCAAAGCATGCAGCGTTTCTTTTTCAATCTGATACGCCGTCATATCAATATGATTACGGGATTTCAGCGTAGAAATCGGAAGTCTACTATCACTCAGCCTGTTCATGAAATGGATGATCCGCTTTCGGATGATTATAACGGTGTCTTGAGGTGGTGTGAGGACAGGGATGGCTTTCAAGAATACCTATCACAATCATTTGAAGGAGCTGTAGATACAGGAGAAACACTTCTACACCTATATCCAGATTATACTTTCGATCCAATCTCAGGAGACCTATTCACCGATGCAGTCCAGTGGAATAACTATTTGATTGATCAATATACTAGAAAGCAAGATCTCAGCGATTGCAATGGTATTTGGCGACGACGTTGGACCTCTAAAGAAATGGCTAAGATGCTTATCCCCGGCTATGCCAAAGAGATCGATAAAATGAAACCAGGGGGAATGAAAGATGGTCGTTTCCCATTACAAGCAGAATTACAGAATGTTGCCACCTCTAACCTTTTCACTTACGATGAGTTCTATTATCGCACGACACGCCCAGGGAAACTCATTCTAGATCCATATACAGGCGAATCTGTAGAGTGGGAACAAGATGAAGCTGACGAAGATGATATGATGGAAAGAACGCTTAATGAACAGCCCTGGTTAAAAGTCAAAGAAACACAAATTCCTACTGTAAAATTGGTTATCACGCTATCTGGTAAGATAGTTTATCACGGGAAAAATTTACTAGGTATTGATGAATACCCATTTGTGCCCTCACAATGCTATATAGAGCAAGATATTCAGTCGTATGGATGGAGGAAACAGGGTGTCATAAGAAATCTTAGAGATGCCCAATTCCTCTATAATATGCGCAAGGTCATAGAACTTCAATTGCTTCAAAGCTCTTTGAATGCTGGTTGGATTTATCCCGTAGATGTTGTACCTGATCCAAAATGTTTCCGTCAAACTAGTGGTGGAGATGGTTTCTTAATCCCTTTAAAAGCCGGAAGGAATGTAAGTGAAATACAAAGAATTGAGCCGGTGGCTCTTCCTCAATCTTTACTTGAGTTGTCTAATAGCCTGGCAGAAGATATTACTAAAATTTCAGGTGTAAATGAAGAGCTTTTGGGATCAGCGACAGATGATAAATCTGGCATCTTATCGATGTTACGTCAGGGTGCAGGTCTTACAACTTTACAGACCATATTCGATAAGCTCGACTATACTCAGAGATTGTATGGGAAAATACGTCTCCAGGCAATTAGAAAGAATTTTTCTAAAGGCAAAGTGCGAAATATTCTGGGTCACGAGGCCGATCCTAGATTCTGGACTAGTCATGCGCAGAAATATGCGATTGCTGTGGAAGAGGGTAATTATAGTTCAACTCAAAGACAAATGGAACTCCAACAATTGCTTCATTTTAAACAATTGGGCATGGCTATACCAGATAAATCAATTCTCCGCGCTGCTTTTATTACGAACAAGCGCCAAGTTATTGCCGATATGGAAGAAGCAAATCAGCAGCAGCAGCAACAAGCCCAAGCTGAATCACAGCAAACTGAGAAGATGGATAATGCGAAAATTATGGGTATGTTCGCGAAAGCTAAAGCTGATGTTGCAAGAGAGCAGGATCTACAAGCTTCTGCTGCGGAACGTATGGCCAAGATCCAAGATCTAACTGCGGATGCTGAATACAAATCATCTAAAGCAGATTTAGAAATGGTGAAAACGATGATTGAGCTTGAAGATATGGACTTAGCAAATTTCCGCTCAAATCTTGAGTTAGCAGAATATATTAAAGGTGTTAATAAAGCATCACAACAACCGGCCATAGCCGTTTAGGAGAAAATATGCCACTAAATAAAGCAGTCAATAACGTTGACGAAAGAGGCGATAAGCCAGCACAAAAAGCAAAAAAGGGATTAACTTTCCCACTAGGCAACGCACATTGGGAAGAAAAAGCAGAAGACACAATGGTAGGTGATCTTCGTTATGCTAGTGAGATGAATACTTCTGAAGAATACAAAAAATCTGTTGACGCTCTTGCAAAATATGTAAGAACTCATAAAGCAGAACATTAAATATTTTGAATCTTGTAGCTCAGCGGATAGAGCACCTAAGCTAGATTGAGGTAAAGCTCAGGAGTAAGGAGGTCATTGGTTCGAATCCAATCGAGATTCACTTATAGCTGAATTCGACTATAACCCTATAGAAGTTGGTATAAATATGGTTAAACAAAAAGTAAAAAAAAGCAGTGACTCAAAGAAATCCTCTACCAAAACAGCTACAGCGACTAGAACTGCGACAGCAACTAAAACATCTACGGATGCTTACACCCAAGGTAATATCACGGTTACAGGGGGTGCAGGAAAAGGCGCTACAAATGTTAAAATAGGACTGCCTGGTGGGTCTTTAGCGAATCATGCAAAAAAAGCAACCAAAGCTAAGGGGAAAAAATAAGAGGTTATATGGTTAAACAAAAAACAATTCACGACGGAAATAAGCGTAAAGATGCATCCGTCACCTTACATGATCTGAGTCAGTTGTCCCCTAATGAACAATGGGAATGTAATATAAATCCTGACGAACCAAACAAAAATAATGGTATTGGTGCTTTTGAACCAAAAAGATCAAAAGAGAGGCCTTGCACACATAAAATGATTAACGATACGGATCACTAAAATGGAAAAAAAGAAAAAAGAATCAAAAAACAATATGTATCCTTCAATGAGCAAGATGAAGGAAGAAAAGAAGCGAGTAATGGTTAAACCTGCTAAGAAAATCAAAACGATTTAGGCAAATTGATGAATGATTATATTTTTAATGGGAAACCTCACATATTGAGCAAAGATTTCGGATATATATCTACACTAATAGACGAAAGCAAAAGCACAACATTTTTAGAAATAAAAATGATAGAAATGGAAATGTTAAAAGAATATGCAAAGTATTTAGTAGAAAATGATAAAGAAAAATGTTTAAAAATCATTTGTCAGCATCTATCATTCGAAACAAATACAGATTATACTTTGATCCATCGTCCTTCTTGTTACAGTTGTCTACATGAATTTGGCTGCTTATCAATTAAATTTAAGCGTTTACCTAATGACAACTTAGAGTGAATAATGATAGTGAAAGTCGGACTTTCTTTTGTAGATAAAAATACAGGTAAAAAAAGAAAGGTAAAGTATTCAGATGTCAAATACGACCTATGTGATTGGGCTGATGCTAGTAAATATCTTCCCGCTGACTTTGATCTTCTTTATTTAAAGACTAAAGATAAAACATATGTTGGGTGGTCACAAGGAAAGAAATGGGATGGCTTAAATGTTCCAAAAGATATAAACGTTTTATATTGGAAATTCAAACATGAATGAAAAGTATTCAAAAGATGATCTACCTAGAGAATCTATACACATAATTGAAAAGTCTGATAAAGATTATTATCAAATTCCTAACTCAAAAATGGAATTATTAAATTCGAAAAACGAGAAAAGTACGAGTAAACATGAGAAAAGTACGAGTGAAACTGCTAAAAAAAAGTCTAAAAGGGTTAATTGAACATCCAACAAATCAACAATTCAGGGCCTATAAACGTAATTATAAGAAAGGGCTTGTATGAGTGAAGTGAAAGCTATTCAACGAATTACTGCTGGGGAATTATCTAATAAAGCACTATCCGACAAAACAAAATATGACGCTTTAGAAGTAGGCCATGCGATTTGTGATGACACCGAGGAACAAATTTATATTGCAGCGAGAAATCATCGCTTTATCATAGATGAAGACGAATATTGTGTGGTGATGATAATTGCTGAAGATCCTTTGATTAAGAATTTAAAGCGTCGCAAATTCTATTGCTGGCCATATCTTCCAAAACCTAGGCCAAACCAAGCAGTTTTCTTATATAACAAATTATTAGATAAGGTAATAAAAAGATTATGGGTACTACCAAGTGATATGGTAATGGCCGAACTTGCCGGAACCAACATAATAGTAAACAAGCGATATGAAACGATGCAAGCATGGTCAGTAGCATTCTTTAAGGGAACCTTTTGGGAATACGTTAGGCATGATCAAAATATCAACATGCTTTCCGAGCGTGAATATTTTCTAGAGCATCGCAATGAATTGATCCAAGCAGGATGCAAGATCCCGACAGCGTCGGACACCGAGCCCTTTGACTTTAGTAAAATCCATATTGAGAAGATCGTAGACACGCAAGAACTTATTGCAAATTAATATATTCTCTATGGTTTTAGGAAGGCATAAAATTTCTATAGGAGCATCTGTAGCAAGAAATGAAATGGTTTTGCGATAGTCATCATATCTCTTCAAAACTTCTTCGCGAATTTTATTTAGTTGCATTTGCTCTTCAAAGTTTTTTTCAACAGTTTTTACATTTTCAATATTAGACATAGGAGAATCCGAAATGACAGTTAATATCTCAGATAATAGTCCACCAGTTGCTTTGGCACAAGAGAAAGTTGAGGCAAATGTGCAACCAGAGAAACAAGAAGTAGCAGGTATACAACAGCAATCAAATGCTACGGAATCAGAAGGTGATCCAAATTGGCGTGCTTTTCGTGAAGCTAGAAAGAAAGATCGGGCCGAAAGAGAAGCGGCTGAGCGTAAAGCAGCGGAAAAGGAAGCTGAGGTTGCCGCGTATAAAGCAGCAATGGAAGCAGCTTTCGCAAAAGGTTCACCATCACCACAAGCCTATCAACAATATTATGGAATGAATCAAGAGCCAGCTGAAGAAACCGAAGATCAAAAAATAGACAGAAAGGTTAAAGAACGATTTGAAGCATTGGAAAAAGAAAATGCAAGAAGACGCTATGAAAGTGAAATGGCGGAATATCCAACTCGCCTCGTTAAAAATTATCCTGACTTTAACAATGTAATCTCTCAAGAAAATCGTGACTACCTAGATTATCATTACCCAGAAGTTTCGCGTACATTGAGTCGTTTGCCTGACGGATATGACAAATGGAGCGATGTTTATCATACGATTAAGAAACTAATTCCAAATAATGCCAATGCAAGAAAAGAAGCCGTACGCGCTGACATCAATTCAAATAAGCCTAAATCTATTTCTAGCACCGGATTAACACAATCGCAAAACGCTCCAGGAACTCATATATTAAGCGAAGAAAGAAAAGCAGCAAACTGGGCAAGGATGCAACAGAATTTGAAAGGAATAGGCTAATGGATAATGACATCGAATATGATTATAGAATTGAAGTCTTAGCAGATACATTTGCAAAACACGCCGAAGAAGCCGAATTAAGTTTTTTAAAGAATAGAAAAAAATATAAAGAGATGTTTCCTGATGATTTACCACCTGAGCATCTAGAAATACCATTTAATCTATCTCGTGCTCTTTCTGTAATGGCGCATGAAATACAACAATTAAAGAATTTAAAAAATATGTATTAATGGATAAAAATGCGATGGAAGAATACAAATTAGAACAACTAAGAGAAGTCTTCGAATTATATAAGAAAGCTACATTGATTTCTTATGGTTCGCCCGATCAATACCAATATCGTCAAAATGAACTTCTTAAAAAAATAGCTGAGGTTATTCTCTTCCCATTTTTTGAAAGGGAACGCGAATATTATGAGCTTGGAAAGGCTAAAGGAAATAACTTGTAATTAAAAAAAAGATTTGATAGTGTTCGTCTAGCAACAAAAGTTAGGTTGGCGACCTAACATAGAGCCTACGCCTCTACAACGTAAGATAAAAATTTAATTTTTAACTTATTTTGAGAGGCATCTATGACCTTTTCTACCGGAATTACCGGTATTCAGAATATGGCTCCCGAATTGCCTGTACAGGCTTCGGAAGATCTTCTAAGTACTCCGATGTTTAACTTAATCCACTCTTTTGGGGTGGATCTTCACCATGCCGAAAGTTATATCGGCAAGACTACTCGTATGTCTCGTTTTGAGCGTCTTTCTACGGAAGGGGGTCAGCTTGATGGTTCAGGGATTGATCCGGCAAGCGAAGTTCCCGTTCGTACTGACATCGACGCTACAATGGAGATTTATGCAAAATCCATCGTAACTAATGAGCAAGTAGTATTGTGGGAGAACTCTAAGACTTTAACCAAGTTCACAGCATTGCTAGGACAATGGTTAAGAGAGAAAGAAGATCTTCTAATGAGAGATCTTTTCAGCTCGAGTGTGTCTTATATAAACGCAACAGGTGGTTTAAACGGCGATCAGCCCTCAAACATATCCCTGAACGATGTAAACAACATTGAAAATATACTTCTTGGAAATGATGCTCGTAGCATGCTCACAAACCTAGAAGCAACACTTAAGTTTGCTACAGCAGGTGTAAGGGACGCATTTATAGCTCTTGCAAATACTAATTTATCAGCAGACCTTCAAAAAGTGCAAGGTGTATTGCTGAAATCAGCTTATCCGACTCAAGAAGGTATCAGACCAGAAGAATATTGTTCTATTTCTAGGTTCCGCTTCTTTGTTAGCTCGAAAGCTGCAAGAACCCCTGGTATATCTCTAAAGGGTAATACTGTCTACACAATACCAATGTACGGCCTAGAAGCTGCCGCAAAAGTTGAGCAGAACAATTATACCGCCGTAGTTGGATATCGCCCTCCTTGGGTGGTTTCAAGTGTAGCTCAGAATAGCCAACTGTATGCCAAGTTTGCAATCGCTCGTGCGATCACAAACCAAAACTGGATCTCTGGTTTGAACGTAACAACCTTCCAACCATCATAAGGAGATTAAGATTATGGCTTTCACAATTGTTTCACAAGGAACTTTTACACAGCCTGCAACTGCTGTAAATCAAGTTATTCCACTTCCTTCAGGTGTGGATTATTTTAAAACATATAATTATACCCAAATGGCTACAACCCAAACAACTGGCAGGAACGTTATTGGGGAATGGTTTGGGGGCGGTATTTCTGCTGTTAATGACGGTATTTCGTGGGTAAAGGCAAATAGTGCCAATACCTTGACGGCTTCCACATTTGCTACTTTGGGCTCAACTGGTTTTACTTATGTAACAGTGGCCCCAAGTCCCCAAGCAGCATTAACAGGAACAACTATCACGGCTGCTAATCCTGCTGTTGCTTCAGTAACCAACACATACTCTAATGGTGATCAAGTCATTATTTATAATGCTGTTGGCATGGAGCAAATTTCTGGGATGACATTCACTATCTCTAGCGTTTCAGGGTCTGCCTTTACGCTTCTGGGTTTGAATGCTTCCGGATTTTCAGCGGGTGCAACATCTTTCTTGGTTAGAAAAGTTACCTCTTCTCCTGTTGGACTGATTACACCAGTAGCACCAAGCTATTTGTATGTAACAGCAGTTACTCAAGCTGCACAAGCACAAGTAACAACCTCCCAGCAACATGGATTAGTTGTAGGACAGAAAATAGAGTTTACCATCCCTAGCTCATTTGGAATGGTTCAACTGATCAATTTCAATCAACCAGGAAGTAAGCCTCCTATAGTTGTATCTATTGTTGATACCTATAACTTTACTATCAACGTAAACACTACAAATTATACCGCATTTGCATTTCCTGCTAGCTCTGGATCGCCCACAACACAATTGTTTGCGACTCTTGCTCCGGCTGGACAATCAGCAACATTCAATCCAATAACAAATGTAACTACTGGGTACAACTTCACGACTGTACCTTTTAGAAGCAATATTTTTATTCCTTACATGTTGGTCCCTTCTGGTGCTCAAAATCCAGGTGGATCGGCAAGTGATGTGATTGTATGGCAAGCATACAAAATGGAAACCGGGACTATAAACGCGCCAGTTCCATCGTAATAATAGTTAAAAGGGTGGGGCAAATTATCCCCACCCTGTTTTAGGAGATAAAATGACTGAAAAATGGATTCAGAAAATGCACATGAAAAAAGATGCATTGCATGAAGAGTTAGGCGTTCCGAAAGGGAAAAAAATCCCTGAAAAAAAGCTTAAAGCAGCAGAAAAAAAAGGCGGCAAAGAAGGCAAGCGCGCCCACTTAGCTGAAACCTTAAAAAAATTAAAAAAATAGATGGCTAACGAATATTTGCCTCCAGTGATTCTGATTCCAAGTTCATTGCTTATTACTGCAATTACTCAATCGCTTCCGATGGTAATTACTGTAGCTATTGGTAATCCAACAACTGAAGCAAATACTTACATTCCGAGAATGAATGTGCGTCTTACTGTTCCGCGACCATATGGAATGTTTCAAGCAAATAATTTAGTAGGAACAATTTTAGCAATTAACGGAGCCAATTTCACTTTAAATCTCGATTCAACATTTTTTGACGCTTTTGTTTTGCCATCTGGAAATGTTGAACAACCCGCGAGTGTCTCGCCATCTGGTTCCAAAAATTTGCAATATAACAATTTTACAAGGCAAGTGCCATTTCAATCACTAAACAACATAGGTAACTAATATGGCTAAACAGCAACTAACTTTATCAACGGCATCGGGCGAACTTCATGGTTTAATCAATACTTTAACCAATAGCGTGCCTTTTGACGAATTCAAGCATTTTAAGGCTGAACATAAGAAAGAATTAGAAGCACAGAAGAAAGAAGATTCAAAAATGGTTAAAGCTGAATACATGAATTCTCGCGGTCGACATGAAAGATTAACAAAGCCTTACTGCAAGTACGCAGGTGATCCAATAACCATTTGGCATTTCATTCCAGGCAAAACTTATGAAGTGCCACTCGGTCTAGTAAAAGAAGTTAATGACAGCTCAAAGAAAATACCTAAACGAAGTGGTCTGGTCAGCATTGATGGAGAGCCAATTAAGAAAGATGAGTCTCCTTTAGATGCGGATCAAGAAGGCGAGTGGCTTCATAAATTTGTTGCAGTCGGATTTTAGTGGTATCTGTGTAGCCAAAGGAAAATTATGACTTCAGTTCTACCGTCAGACACAACGTATTCCTTCATAGAGAAGAAGGTAAGAAGGCTAACAGCATCGGCTAGTAGCGCAGCTCTTGCTAGTGCCGATATCCAAACTGCGGTGAATTTATTCTATAATAATGATTTTCCATATGCAATTAAGATTGATCAGCAAAGATCGGTTTATAAATTCCTTACTATTCCTAATGTTGATAGATATCCTGTAGACGTTAACAATTGCCAGGGATTTAGAGCCCCCATATATTTTGAAGGGATTCAAGGGAATTTCTTTAAGAATCGAGATCAACTTTATAATCTATATCCGCGTTATCCTACTAAATTCCTTCCTGTTGGTGGCGATGGGGTTACTACAAGTTTCACATTTTCTCTATTCGGTAATAATCAAAATCCGTTTCCTCAGCCAAATTTTGGCATTCTAAGCACACAATTAGTAATTGGCGGAATAGATATAAACGGAAATCCTATACGTATTATCGATGATGGCGGTGGTGTTGTTAATGCTTATGGAATTGGAAGTAATACAACGCATGGCCAGCTTCTATTTATCGAACAAAACGCAGTTGGGAATAATGTTTATTTATCCACGGGCTCAAATCCGGCCGGTGTGCCAGCTAATACTCAACTTCCGGCAATCCCAAATACTTCACCAATAGGAGGGCAGCAAAATGCAAACCTTCCTAATAATACTTATCCTCCTTCTCCTTTAACTCCTCAATATTGCGGTACTGTCAATTATGTGACTACGCAAATTACGGTTAATTTCCCAGTAGCTCCGGCAGCAGGAACAATGATCAATGTATGGGCTGCGACCTATCAAGTCGGTCGACCCTACAATCTATTATTTTGGAACAATGAATTCACCATTAGACCTGTGCCCGATAATGTCTATCTCTGCGAGGTAGAAACTTTTCAGACTCCTGCCCAATTCATGATGTCTACAGATCATCCTATTCTCAATCAATGGGCTCAATATATTGCCTATGGGGCTGCAATGGAGATACTAAGAGACCGTCAAGATATGGAGGGCGTGCAAAACCTCTTAGAAGGATTTAAACGGCAAGAAGGTCTTGTTTTAGAAAGACAAGCCATTGAGGAAATATTTCAGCCTAATATCACATTCTTCAATACGACTCAACAGGGTTATGGAGTTGGCGGAGCGTGGGGAATAGGAGCTGGATTCTAATGGGAGGATATTCGCCCTTAAAGATTACGGGAATGTCTAGCGGGCTAATCCAGCAGCGTGAGAATTTTCTATTGCCGGACGATGCTTATCCAGTCTTGCAAAATGCTTATGTATGGCGTGAAAGAATCAAGAGAAAGAAAGGTTTCCAATTACTTGGAAGACTGCAAAGGAATATAGGAACAACAAACGGATCTGGCAATCTTACAGTTACAATTACACCTAATCCATTAAATCTCGGTTTAGCATCTTTCACAGTAGGATCAAATATATTTACAGATCCTACCAATCCATCATCTACACCATCCGAGCCGGTAACTCTATTAACCAACGGTCCAGGAACTGCCACACTTAACCATACCACAGGCGTGCTTACAATTACCGGATCTAATGCAACAACAGCAGTGCAATATTTCCCAGGATTGCCGGTAATGGGAATAAGAATCCAAGAATTGCAAAATAGCGCAAATGATCAGACAGTATTTTTTGATCAAGATTATGCATACATCTTTAATGGATCTACAGGATTTTTTCAAGAATTCATCCCGGGAACCACTTGGAATGCAGCAGGACTTGGCGTTTCAAGTGTGGATTTCTTTTGGTCAACTAACTATTGGACAAGTGATGGCGTTAATTTTGGGACTACAGGGAAAAAGCTATTTTGGGTAACTAATGATAGCGGACATTCTGGAGTTGATGCAGACCCACCACGAATAACAGATGGAACAACATGGTTAGATTTTTATAACGATGCTAACCCCGCCGCTGATTCACCTTGGGCGCAAATAGGGACTAATGCTTCTGCTGCTGCTGTTTATTTAACGAATTGGCTATGCAATCTTCCTTATCGGGGAAGAATGGTTGTATTTAATACATGGGAAGGGATCAACGCAACAAGCTCGCAAAACTTTTCAAATAGAATTAGGTGGTCAACTATTGGCAATCCATTCATTCCTTACGCTGCGGGCCCCCCCGCGACAGGATCATGGAGAGATGACATAAGAGGTCAAGGAGGCTTTCTTGATATTCCAACTTCTGAAGATATTGTGGCTATTGGTTTTGTTAGGGATAATTTGGTTATTTATTGCGAGCGTTCAACTTGGCAACTACGTTATACGGGTCGCGCGATTGCTCCCTTCCAAATTGAGAGAGTCAATAGTGAACTCGGGACAGAAAGTACCTTTTCTGCCATTCAATTTGATACATCTTTGGTGGGTATAGGAGACAAAGGGATTGTTGAATGTGATAGTTATCGAGCAGAGTTAATAGATGTTAAAATCCCTGATTTCGTTTTTCAATTTAATTCGTTTAATCAAGGGGTAGCAAGAGTTCAAGGAATAAGAGATTTCCCAAATCGATTAGCCTATTGGACGATTCCTCTTGTTGCTTTCTATGGAAATGTTGGTAATACAAACTGGATTTTTCCTACAGCCCGTCTAGTCTACAATTATGAAAACGATTCTTGGGCAATATTTAATGATTCGTTAACTACATTAGGAACTTATCAGCAGCAGCGTAGTTTAAATTGGCTACAAATTCCTCAAACATGGATTGAATTAGAGCAGACATGGCTAGACCAAGATCCCTCAGTGCCGATTATCGTAGGTGGTAATCAACAAGGATTCATTGAGCAACTGGATCGTTTAACGGTTAATGATGTCAGCCTTTTTATCACCAATATTGTCACATCTGGAAGTGGTCCAACTATAATAACTAGTCCAAATCACAATTTACAGACTCTATTTATTATCGGGATAAGCGGTATACCCGCGACAACTCCTGGCTCTGATCTAAATGGTGGCGTTTACCAAGTTCAAGTATTGGATCAAAATACATTTAGTCTCAATTCATTCAATACAGTAGATAATCAATTCGACATTCCGGTTACTTCCATTCTTCCAGGCACATATCAAGGGGGGGGCCTCATCAATATCCGAGAGAATTTCTATGTTACAAGCAAGAAATTCAATTTCCTGGATGAGGGTCAAAATATCCAAATGGGTTATCTCGACGTGCTGATGCCAGCTATTCAATCAGGAGAAATTTCACTCTACGTTTATTTGAATTATGACGATGAAACTCCTTCCAATACATTAGCCGATAACCAGATTTTTGGTATTTATCCAGAAGTCCCCGATACATTCTTTAATACCGTTATTCCCACATCGCCTTCCGTATTCGCAGTTGCAACTAATGGAACAAAATTTTGGCAAAGAGTCTTTTGCCCAACAAGAGCCAACTTCCTCACGCTGAAATACACATTCTCTAATTTACAAATGGCTACGACTCCACAAACAAAAGAAGTACAGATAGATGCCCAAATTTTATGGATAAGGCGAGCAGGAAGGATTACGCAGCTCTAATATAACTAATAAATTATAGGAATATTTATGACATATCAACCCGGTATACCAACAGGAAGCGTTCCTTTGAATATGGATTATTTGAATCTACAAGGGAATTTTACCTCTTTGAGTGATCAATGGTCTGTCGATCATGTATCATTAACTAGCACATCGGGAAGCCCTCCGAATGGCTATCATACAAATATTCATTTAGTGCCAAATTCAACAATAACAAGCAACCCTCCGAACAATTACCCTCCGACTACTCCTACAGTAACTACGGGATATGGTCAAGTATGGAGTGCACAAGTTAATGATGGAATTAATACGGATGAGTCT